TATCACGGTACAGCGGACGCTCATCGACAAAGACCCGAGCGTTGAGGCACAAGGCGTGCTCGGTGGCGCGACCGGCGGGCGCGTGGACATTCTCATCGGTGACGACATCGTGGGTCGCAGGAACGCACTCACGACGCCAGCGTTGCGCGAGTCTGTGATTCAGGCGTGGGAGTCGGACTGGTTGAACCTCGGTGGTCCCGAGTCCCGCGTGTGGTGCATATGCACTCTGTGGCATCGCCTCGACCTCAACCACAAGATGATGGAGAGCGGAAACTGGCACGTCTGTTTCTACGCTATCACGGGGTACGCTTCCATCTGGCCGGAGCGCCGTAGCGCGGCGTGGTTGAGGGACAGGCGGGCGCTCATCGGCGCGACCGAATACGCCCGTGGGTTCGCGAACAAGCCGCAAGACGAATCCGAGTCTCCGGTCCAGCCGAGTTCGATTGAGTACGTGCGAGCCGCCGCGTTGCCGCCACGCGAAGAGTTGGAAGTCTACATCAGCTACGACGTTGCAACCGAGGTGGCGAAAGAAAACGACTTCACGTTCGAGACGGTCATCGCGATTCACCAGAAATCGGAAACAGTTTTCGTCCTCGATGGTGAGCAACGCAAGGTGTCGCGGAACAAGCAATCGACGTGGGTGCAAGCGTCGTATCACAAGTGGCGACCGACAAAAATTCTCATCGAGTCCATCGGCAACGACCTCGCCGCATGGGTGTTGAACGACGCGCCGCACCTCGTTGGAATCATCGAGCGCGTGAAGAACCTCACGACGAAGGGGAACAAATTGCAGCGGTTGACGGCCGTAACGCCGTTCTTCGAACGCGGCAACGTTGTGTTTCTGGACCACCTGGACCCGGACAATGAGAAGTTCGACCCGAGTCGTGGCAACCTCATTGAGCAACTTCTCGATTTCGGGATTGCGGCTCACGATGACGGCGTCGACAGTCTCACTCAGAATTTGGACGCAGCGCGATACTACGCGCTTGACCGTTGGGCGGCGCGAGGTGCTACCCTAGTCGGGAGAGCGGGAAGCGGCGACGATTCCAGTCGGCCGGAGGACAATCGTGACGAAGAAACCGAAGACGGCGACGACGAATACAGATAGCGAAGCCTCGCTGCAACTGATAGCCCGCGCGAGTTCCGGCGGCGACGAAGAGGTTGCCAAACAAGCGCTACAAGCGATGGTTGACCAGACGGAGGCGTGGACCAACTCAGGTGCGTTGACGCCTCGGTATCCGCCGGGGTCGTTGCTGTCCATCGTCGAGAAATCTTCCATCCTGCCTCAGTGCCTTGACGCGATGGCAACGGGAATCGACGGGTGGGGACATCAATTCAAGGCTCGCATCAACCTGGGTGATGACGACGTTGAGGACCAGATACGCGCTGCAATCGTGCTAGAGCGCGAGGCGGAAGCGCGAGAGGCGGCACAGGAAAGCGGCGATGACGAGTGGGAAGCGGACTACGACGTGCCGGACGAAGAGGTTGCGGAGCGCCTCGAAATCCTGTCTCGACAGTTGCCTATCCAGAAGTTCCGCGCCGAGGCGTGGTTCGAGTCCGCGCCGACGGGTGCGCCGTTCATCGAGCTTCGCCAGCGGATGCGGAAGGACCAGCACGGGGTAGGTCACGGCGTGTTCGAGTTCGCGCGAGACGCTACGGGCGACCCGACACAGGTCGGCTACATCGCGGCGCACACCATCCTCCCGATGGCAAAGCAGCCGCCTCCGGTCGAGGTGGACGTTCAGGTTCCAATATCTCCGATTTCGAATCGTGATGTGTCGCGAGAGGTTCAATTCAGCATCTACGTTCAGCAAGTCGGCGCGGTGCGAAAATACTTCAAGGAGTTCGGCGACCCGCGTTGCATCTCGCAAGCGACGGGGAAGTGGTACAAGACCGAAGCCGAGATGGTGCGCGCCGAGACGGTTAAGGGCGGGAGGACAGCAGCAAAGCCCATCCCGGCAACCGAGGTGCTGTACTTCCCGCTTCACTCCGCGCTGTCCGTGTTGGGCGAGCCGCTGTGGATGGGGCAGGTTCCTAACGTGCTCGGTATCCGCGCGGCCGAAGAGGTCAACTTCACCTACTTCGATGACAAGTGCATTCCGCCGGGCGCGTGGATTATCATCGGCGGCATTTTGAGTCAGGACGTGCGGAAGGAACTGGAGAACCACATCCGCACGAAAATCAAAGGGCGGTCCAACTTCCACACCCCGCTCATCATTGAGCTTGTCGCACCTCCGGGGGCGCGTGGGGAGAAGGTTGAACAGCCCAAAATCGAATGGATGTCCTTCCGAGGCGACATGAAAGAGGACGCGACCCATCTGCTCTACTGCGCTGCGGAGCGCGACAACGTGCGGAGCGCGTTCCGCCTGCCTCGCATCCTGACCGGTGACGTGCAAGACGCCTTGGCGCGGGCGAACGCCTACGCCTCGATTGAGTTCGCGAACACGCACGTTTTCTCGACACCACGCGCCGGGTTCGACTGGACCATCAACACGAGGCTCATGCCAGCGCTCGGTGTCTACCTGTGGAAGTTCGTTAGCAACGGACCGGACACGACGGACCCGGAACAGCTCGCACGAGCCACGGACATCTTCGCCAACCGAGGTGGGCTCACCCCGGCAGACGTGCGCAGCATCGCCGCCAAGGGCCTCAACGTGGAACTCGACCCCATAGACGCGCCTTGGATGACGCAGCCGTTGGCGTTGACGCTGGCGGGCTTGGCGGCAGAGCAATTCGGCGTCCCGGCGGACCGCGTGGGAGCGGAATTGCTTGGAGCGTTCGGACCGGACGGTACACCCGAGAAGCGAGCGCTGGCGCAAGGCATCTTGAAGGACTACTTCGCGCGGTTCGGCTACGAGTTAGCGGCCGTTCGACCTCTGGAAGTTGGAAATCAGTAGACCATGTACGACGGCCTGTACCACGTCCTACCGACTCCCGAGCGCGCGGGATACGCACGACCGGGGCCTGGGGAAATCATCCGGCATGTTGACCCCCACGGGCATCCCACGAACAACTGGCGCTTGTGCTGTCCGTTCTGCGGAAAGCGGGTTCACGTCTACGCCGCGCAGATCGGCGATTCGGCCGCGCCAACGTTCGACCAGCCGATGCGGTGCGGTTGCACGGCGCGGTGTGGCGAGTGGTTCTACATCAACGCGGGGCGGGCTGTGACGAGCGCTCCGCCTGCGAAGATAGGCGAAGACATCATGGAGCGCGCCATGGCGATTCCAGGCGTGCAAGGCAAACCGAGGGGCGTAACCAGTGGCACAGTCGAAGCAAAGAAACCGTGACGACCAAGACGAGGACCGACCGAACCCGTCCACGGACAAGGGCGATGAAGAACCCGAGTTCGTCGAGAAGCCGAAGAAACGTGTGAAACTCGGCACGTTCGCCGACATCTGGCCGAAGGTTAGTCGGTGATACGAACCCGTGCAAACGACGGGTACGCTACTCTGTGGCCGCTGCGCTATTACTCTCAGCGGATGGTAGCGTGTGCTGCGCTCAAGGTCAGGGCGGACACGTGGCGCGCTGCATACGGGTTCTCGATGGTCGTGCGCAGTTCCGATGGCAGGCAGAACCCGCAACGACTGAACGCGGCTAACATCGAATCGGCGAGGCGTCACGCCATGATGGCGTTGCCTGCAAAGTCGTGCTCGTGTTGCGCGAAGTCCATGACGGCACCGGGCGCGACGGTGGACCTGTACCGCGCCTTGACCATCGGCGAGTCCGACCAAATCCTGTGGCAGCGAATCGAGACGATAGACGAGGTGGACCGGCCGGACCGGCACGATTGGTACGTCGACACGAACGGCGTCCGCAAGGAAGCGGCGGCAGTCGACGCGCAATCGGTGGCCGTGGCGGAACTCGCGGCGGCGCTTGCCAAGGTGCGTGAGGAGTGGTCCGACGAAGAGTTCCATCGATTCACGGACCGCCTGAAATCCGCCGAGTGGGCGAGCATGACGGAGGCACAACGCGAGGGCGTGTGGGCGGCGGCTGTCGCTGCGTTCCGGCAAGCGGACGTGCGCGGCCTCATCTCCGAATGGCGCAAGACCACGACGGCGCACGCCGTGCCGTTCGCTGAACTGACCCGCGAGCGACTGAAAGAATCCATGCTGCCGCGCATCTCGGCAACGCTATCGCAGCCGGACCTTGACGCGGTGAACGCGGTGGGCGAGCAAGCCGGGTTGTTCGTGCGTGACCAACTTGGCCTCGAATCCGAGGCATTGACGGTGCGGGGCAAGGAAATCGTGGCGCGTGGATTGCGGGACGGGCTCGGGCGCGAGGCCATCGGCATGGAACTGCGCGCCGAGATTCCCGAG